GGTCAATCATTTTCGGGGCATGTTGATGAACTGCTTGCTTCATCGGCCGACAATTTTCAGCGGTTGCGGGTCATCTCCACTCAAAACCAGTATTTTGAGGACGGTGCATTTGGCTTGGGCCCAGAACAGGTGACATTCACCATTACCAACAACAAACCAATCAGCGATGCGAACCAATATGCCACTCACGTCAGTGCGCTGGATAGCATCTTCAGCGATCCTAGGTTCAGTAATTTGCCCAATTTCAAGTACTTGCCACCCACCAACAAGGTGTCAAATGCTGCCCTTGATCTGACCGATCACCAAGCCACGAGCCAAATACAACTCGCTTCCTATGCTCCTTGGGGGCGTACGCAAGCCTTTGGATTGTCGTATGCACAGGTGATGCACGAGTTGCAGTACTATGAACTGTTGGGTTACATGAGAACGTTCAACTTTGATCCCACCTCAATTCAAAACACGCTGGTCGGTCAATTCTTTGAGAAGAACTTTGACACGCTTCGAAAGCTTGACGTTGTTGATTATGGTCGTCACCGCACCGGTAGTCCGGCCGCTCCGACGGCCCACATCTTTTTTGTGGGCAAAGTTCAGGTAGATGAGAAGGGCACTGACACATTTCTTCACCTGTTTACGCTGGTCTTTGAGTGAGTTGAACGATGTTCTTTAGGTTCCAACAAGTCGCCAATCTCATCACTGTTGATGATGCATATGCTGAATTGATCGAAATATTGCCCTCGGGTGACTTCAAGTTTCAATTCAGTTACACTGTCAATCCAGCATCGGCGATCAATCACGGCGCTAGTGTCGTCAACGTCAGCGTCATCAGTCGGTATTTACAACCCGTCACCGTCTTGGGTAACACACAACGAGGCACAGTTGATACCACTTCGATGGTCAATAACATCAGATCACTGATGCCTAATGCAAAGACGGCATTGCTTCGTCAGGATAAATTTGTGGTCGCATCCAAGCGTAGCAACATCCTTTCATACGTCAATGATGAAATCTTGCAGATGGTGCGGGCAAATGTTGCCGCGGAGAATATCCCACAACTCAACACCCCTCAACTCAAGTTAGTGACAGCGGGTGATACGAAACAAAACAATGATCCACAACCGTTGCTACATCGTGTCGCCAACTCTATGGCGGTCCCCAACATTCAACTCGCGTTGTCGGCGTCCTTTTTGACGCTGCCTCAGAAGTTGATGCAGGACATGATCACCCGCCAAGGCCTTGATCCTTCGTACATCATGCAGTTGGCGGCCAGAGCACAGTCCGAGGACACAACTCGGGGAGGATTGAGCAATCCTTCGATGGCGGTTGAATTATCTACTGATCCTGCCACACAGTTGGCCAATTATCACCTCTTTCCTTCAACGTCTACCGTACCACCGACTACCACTGATGATGTCACTGATGATGAACTAGTGCAGGTGATGACGACGGTTACTGACCAAACCGTTGAAATTCCTGTAACCATGGTACTTTCACGTGCACTGCTACGTTCAGAAGGGGCAGCAACCAACTTTTTCGTTCAATTTGACCTGTTGGATTCCGACTCTGGTGAACCCATTGACACTGTCATCAAAACGCTTAATGTACCAAAGGAACTACGTGTGTACAATACGCCCAAGTTGTCACCCACGCTGAAAACATCTGTTTCCCCCTTTGCAAGTCGGGCAACGTTGCAGATTCAACAAGTTGATTCTACAGCCACGGCAGTACAAGTCTTCAAGAAGACCATCTACGCTGCAACGCCTGATCTTGACACTTATGCCTTGATCGGAACGTATCAGACGTCTAAGCGACAAAATTCGCTTCACGTGCAGGTCGACATGCCCATCTCGTCGGTAATTGTTTACCGCGTCATTCCTGTGGGTCCGCAGAACATTCAGGGGTTTGAGTTTGCTAGCACCGTGATCAAGCCTCCTCGATTCACACCGACTCGTTCGATTGCATTGACGGGTACGCAAGTCGATCAAGGAATACGTCTCGAAGTGCGTAATCTTCCGACAAAGTGCGTTGCGATACAGTTTTTGCGGTGGAACATGACGACGCACGATAGTTCATATGTCACTGTCAATGGTGATGTAGGATTCATTGATGCTGCTTCTCGAACCGCCGATCTGATCACAACCGTTGACGGCGATGTGCATGCTAATAACGTCTACCGTTACGTCGGTCGCCTGATCTATGAAAATGGAGTGACGGTTGACGCGGGCGATGTGACGATAGAGTTCTTGCAACCCGCGCCTGGCAAGGTGAACACGGTGATCGACAACATCATTGTCAATCACGATTCAACCCCTGACGTGTCGTTCAACATCAACACCATTACTGCGAACACTGATCTAGACGCAATCAAACAGATGTTGGGCAACCAAGACCTGCAGCAATTCTTTCAAGGTGACCTGCAAACTCAACGTGATCAACTACAACAGCTAATTGCACACAACGTGCAGCGTGTCGATCTTACTACTGGGATTCGTGAAGATTTTGGTACAGTGACGGTGTCAAACTTCGTTGATTCAGTCCTACGGAAGAATCGCGCGATCAATCCTCTACAATATGGCCACGTGTATCGTTATGAGATCTATCCGTTGCTTAGGGCCTCCACGACGATGTTCGAAGCACTGCAACAGAATGCGATAGATCCGACGACAAAGAAGCCATACCAGTTTTCACCATCACAGTTCTTGCATCCATTGACGTTGACGAGGGGTGTCATCATCACTCCGCAAGGCGCTTCTCAGCGCTATGCCAAGGATCCCATGTCATTCGGAGCGGTCGGTGATGTGGCGACAATTGAAGCATCGTTCGACCGTGACACGGCAAAAATTGTGAACCAGACTGCGTCACGTTTCAATCGATCGCTCAACATAATTGCGTGGCAAGTACAGGGTGACATTGAACAAGTTGACAATTTTCTCATCATGAAGCAGGTCAATGGCGTTCGAACGTTGTTGGGAAAAGCCCACACCCAATTTGCGCAAGGTGCATGTCAATACTTTCATGTGCTGACGTCACACGACGTGGGAGCAATTAGTTATGTCATCGTGCCCGTGATGAACAGTTATGCCGTGGGGACTCCCGCATTGACAAATTCAGTGATCGTGGACGTGCCATGGCAATGATAGCTTCGCTGCGCGTGAACAATGCCACGACGGCTAACTTGGGCAATGTGGCGATTCAACCGGTGACGACGACGCCGGGAGCACAGGCCAACAAGCAATTGACCACGCCCGTGACCGCGATCTCTTCGCACCCGCTACCGGCATATCAAGCCCCAGTGGGTTTGCCCATCATTATCGTGAAGGGAGCCATTACTCTCAAGAATGACTTGTCCGTCTCCGTCGCCGACGTTGTCAAGCAGATGACGGCACCTCGCATGGTCATTCCATTGACGAATGGCGTCAATACGATCATGCCCACGTTCAACTTGGCCCTCAATGCCGGCAAGCAGAACGATCCACGCTTGACGTTGGGATTTATCGAGACGGCGACCAATTTTCAACCCTACGAACAATTGACAGGCATCTCTCAAGAGCGGCCTGAAGTCGTCATGTTGTCGCATTTTTTGCCCCTGTTTGACCACGATGCTGTCGGTGCTTCTCCTAACTTCATTGGTCTCATTGAGGCCGGTGGCATCAATTCTTATATGACTGACGCTGGTAAGTACCTCGACGCTCAGATCAACATTCGTAACCTCCGATCGTTCAACACACAGTCATTGATCACACAATTGAAGGCACGTTATGCCAACATCGCTAAGCAGTTCAACGATCGTGAAGCCGCATTTTCGTCGGCCTTAAGTGCACTCAACGTTGATGCATCATTCTTGTTGAACTTGGTCAGGATCATTGAATCACAGAAGGCGCAGCTTGATCTCAGGCACGACATCTATCTCATCGATCCCACTCAAGTTGGCAGCTTGAACAGCACGAACTTTGCTCAGCAACAGGTCAGTACTAATGCACAGGTTGGGGGTTCAAGGGCACCAACCTCAAATTTTGCGAAGTTGGCACAGCGACTCAAGCCCAAGTATGACTTTGTTGACGTGTTGGTCGAATTGGGTTACAAGCAGGACACCGTCGCGAAAGTCTATGCCTCGTCTAAAATTTGGATGCAGGTCTTGGTGGAGCTGTCGTATGCTCTCAAGTATCACACCCTACAATTCTTGGACATCGATCCGTCGAGTCAGCGAAATGACACCAACCCATCGACGATTTTATTGCCTCAGGCTAATCGGTTTAGCCTGGCGTTGTCGCTACCCAACCTCGCCAACCTTGACGAGCTTAGTAACCTGCAGGTTGCACAAGCACAGGACACGCTGGGGACGATTAGGCCTGCGTACAACCTCATCTATCAGAATGTGTTGTTTAAGGATGAAGAAGCACGCATTGCGGCTCTTGCTCACCTATTGACGTCGGAGTACCGATATTCACAGGGCCTAACCAACGACTCGACCCGCCGAATACTCCGTGATTTTTATGGCTTCACCGTCTCTGATCAGGGTGGCAATTCATCGCTCTTTGACTCAATCATCGGCAAATTTGGCAACAACATCACCGATTTCCCATCACAGGCGACCAATGTCCTGACGTCGATTGCACAACAGATTTCGGGCGACACCGGCGTCCTGACGTTCGAGACCAAGTACGTTGAAGGTGACACGGGCACTACGACGCCCGGAGGTGATTATTACTTCGATCAGATCCTGCAGACCGATGGGACGAAGTTCAACACGACGAACATTGATGCTCTCGCTCTCGTACTTGAGCGGTCACACGATGCTTTTAGCATCGTGGTAGATGGACTCAAGCTGATGGCCGATTACGGCCGCGATGGCGTCATCCTAAATAACACATCCGCGTTGCTAGATGCTATCAAGACCAAATTAGTGGATGCGTCGGGTACCACATCTCAGATGCTCCAGAACGACAAGTTGGCCGCCGTCTTTGCCTATGCCAGGAACGACAACAACGTTAAGTCGACGTTGTTTCTCTACATAATCAGCAAGATCTCCCGGAGTTATGGCATCAATGTGCCGGGCTTTGCCTCGTCACCGACGGCTGATAACACTCCGCTCGTTGACTATTTGGTTGAGTTGGTCAATCAATCGCTGGCGGCGTCGGTACCGACGTCTCGCACGACGATCCAATTCATCAATGATGAAGGATTGAACAATGTCGTCACCACTGCACTGACGCCAGAAGCCATCGCGACGGCGCTCAAGTCAGGCACTGAATTGACGACGTACATTCAACAATTGATGAGCCAAATCCTCATCCAATTTCGTGTCACCACGACGGCAATCAACAAGGGTTATACCCGTTTCAATGGTTACATCGACACGACGGTGTTGATGGTGGCGTTTGATCTGATCATTGCGATGGTTGCCCGTTATGGCAACACTAGCATCGTCGGCACGACGTCAGATCAAACGACGATCACGGCAGGCTTGACCAACTATACCATCGCGCGTAGCGGCACTGGCAACGCTGATTCCATCCGCGAGTTGTCGGAACGTGCCGATGGTGAAGATGCTCGAGTGCAACAGATGATCCTCGCCATCATCGGCGGAATGAAGGCATTGAATGCTTCATTGAAGTTGATCAGCAACTACCTCAAGTCTCCTCCTGCAATTCAACACTTGCAGGACATTGCGACCATCTTGAACCATGATCAACAGCTGTTGGGCATGCTGTTTTCCGAACAACAGATCATGATGTTGGCTGCGTCGGTTCAAAATTTGCTAGCGGCGTCAGCACCCACGCAACCTACGTCTAAGGCCAAGGCTAGTCAAGGCATATCAGGTACCCCCAAGAAGGTGCAGGTGCTCGATGAATCACAAATCTCACCGGCCCTTCGAGCGGCGCTGTTTGGTTATTTCGGGACCGATCAATTTGCAACCGTCAAAGGCACCAATAAGCGGATCTTAACGGTGGGAGTTCCATTGGGATTCACCCAACGCCTCAAGCAGAAAGTCAACATTCAACAACAACAGCGTGCATCATTCCAAAATCGTCGTAATGACATTGTCAATGTCTGTGTCTATAAGATTGACCTGGTCAATAGCGACATCATCTATAAACCCCAACGTTTCATGTTTGAAATGTCGCGGTTTCCTGCACGGTTGACGACGGCCCAATGGTTGCCATTGCCCCAACAACCCACCGCTGCCGACGTTATCAACTCAATTCCAACGTTGAATTTTAGCCAAGATCCGAACGCTGGTACTGCCGCGGCGATCACTAATGGCTTTGAATACGCGTCGTCAGTCATCGCCGGTAATGATGGCCTCAAGAATGTTCGCGTTGCTCTCGACGATGATTCGTATTCATTCTTGACGGCCAATCAAAAGGCGGAATTGTTGCAGAACCACGTCGCCAGTCAGTTGCTCGAGTCGTACATTAAGTTGATGATCGGCATGGACGTAGCTGAGTCAAATTTCAGCATGGCACCCGCAGCGCCACCAGCTGAAGCTAGCTTCGTGCAAACGCTCACAGAACACATGGTGTCGTCTGTCGCTGACCAAGTGACAAGGAAAGCAACACAGCCTCCGGGAAAGGGTTCTACTGCCCCCTCGGGTGGCGTCATGTTTTCAACGACAGTCGTGGGGTCTCCACCCGGCATTCAATCGTTGGCGGCACCTGCTTCAATCTCGCAGCCTACGTATGCCAACGCGGCCGGCGTCGGTGGGTCAGTGACAACATCAACAGTGAATGGTCAAATTCAACCCGCTTCAGCGCCCATTCAATCGCTAGAACAACAGGCCGTCGTCGGTAACCTTGATGCTAACCTCAGCACCATTTCTGCACGTAATACCTCCGTTGTGTATGAACAGCTCAGGACGATCAACGGTTTTTCCAACACTTTGACGACGGCATCGGATCCCACTTCACTGGCCCAACGGGTGGTGGCTCCGCGGACGTTTGACCGCGTCTTCAACATCATTGTTGATCCCAATGACTTTGAGATTGATGTGACAGCGACGATCGCTAGTCCCTATGGCAAGGACGCGTTAGGGCTGATGATCGCCAATGGCGAGATCGTCACGGCAACCGAAAGTGATCAGGCTGCATTTCAGGTGCTAGCGACGGCCGTGCGAGCCACCACCCCCGGTTCTCGAAGCTTCGGCCGCGGTCGGCCCGCGCCCAACGTCAACAACTACCAATATCGCCCGCGTGATCGCAACAACGGCGACCTGATCACCGACAAGTACTTCGTCACCATTGAGACTCTCGACGAGGGCACGTAAACACATGACAATTTCACAACCCTCTAAGTTGGTCTATTCGATCGACGTGCCTGAAGTCACTGACTTCAACGCCGCGTTCAAGTACAACTTTTTTACGCCCGATGAGTGCGTCAATGATTCGGGCGGCGTACCCGCTCGTGCACTGTCGCGCCCCGGGGGTAACATTGACACCAACTTCATTCAGTGGTCGCTCACTCGGGTGCCCCGCGAGGTCACCTTCAACTTTTCGCTGCCCAAGATGGCCGACGTGGGCAATGCCGTCAGCGCTCAGGCCCAACGTAGCAACGCTAACAGGACGACGGGTGCTCAATACGGATCGCTGATCCTAGACAATGTCGACAAAATTGTCAATGAGGACTTCTTCGCCGCCAATGGCTTTGTTGCCATCAGTTTTCACGACGGCAAGATCGATGACAAGATTCATTCATTGGTGACGGGTACTTTGGCAGTGCAGACGCTGCAATCAACGCATCCCGACAGTACTAGTCACTACAAGGCATCCGCAAAGCTATCGACGGTGCTGCCCAATGACATCAAGCCTCACTTTGTCTTCCGCGCCTTGACGCAACCCAACAATGCATACGGTGGACAATTTTACGTGCCTGCCGGCGACACGACGACTCGTGCGGCCACGGGAGGTTATGCTCAACCCTCATCGACCTCAACGACGCTGCAGCGGTTCGTCAACGGCTACTACGAGGGATTGAAGAACGTGTCGGTCAACGTGCAGGTCAACGCTAAGTTGTTGCAGGACATGCTCGAGCGGACGATCAGCGATCCCACGACGTCGATGGCCGGCGATGTCACCAACATGCACTCATATGCCCGGTCAGCAAAGCAGGCAACGAACCAACGCGCGACGCCCGCAGTGTCGGAGAGCGACTACAAGACGTACGTGCCATACATCAGCGTTCACAAGCAGAACACGGCGATGCACCACGACAAGTACGGTGCCGAACTGGTGGGCTTTGTCATTGACAAGGTCGAAGTGCTGCCCGATGGTACCACCGTCGTTCACCCACCCATCGTCGTGGATAGTCCCCATGCGGCCACGACGGCCGACTTCCGCGTCAAGTTCAATGCTAACTACTGCTACAACATCAGGACGATCGCCCTACTGACGCTGCCGGCGATCGATGAAAACAACGAGGACATCGCGACTGTCAAGGTGTTGGTCAGCAGCAAGCCGTCGAACCGCGTCTACGTCAGCACCAGCAAGTTCGACGCTCCTCCTCCTCCCGGTGACATTGACTTTACGTGGAACTATGAGGCCCAGAGCCTGCTAGTGTCGTGGGCTTTTCCGGTCTGGTCACAGCAGGACATCAAGCAGTTTCAGGTCTTCAGGCGCACGACGGTCGACCACCCGTTTCAGTTGCAGAAGTCGTATAACTTCGACGATTCCGACATCAAATTTCCCGATCCCGAGAACCCCGATCCCGTGTTGGTGGAGTACCTGACGTCACCCTGCCAGTTCTATATCGACGATGACTTCGATCCCAAGGTCAATTCTTCACGTGACAAGGGTTTCATCTATGCTGTGTCCTGTATCGATGCTCACGGCCTGTCGAGCCCGCTGTCGGCGCAGTACCGCGTGTGGTTCGATCAATTCAAGAATAAGCTGCAGCTCGAACACGTCAGTCACCTCGGTGCTCCCAAGCCCTATCCGAACTTGTACCTCGACGGTGACGTCTTCGTCAATACCATCAAGGTGGCTGGGCCCCACAGCAAACGGATGAAGCTGTACTTCAACCCGGAGTACTACTACTTGTACGACGATCAGAACAGGTTGACGCCGACACTGGCGACGCAGCAGCGGGGAGGCAGTTACAAGTTGCAGTTCATCAACATCGATAATGGCAAGGCGCAGGACATCGACATTGCGATCAACGACCAGATGAGCACCAATTTGCAACCGCTGGCGACGACACAAGTCAGCCTCGGGCCCAAGCGACGGAATAGGGCACTGGCCAACAGTGCGCCGTAAAGTGTGTGAGGATAGGGTAAGATTAGGATATGACTAACGTAGAGTGCGACCATCGTTGCAAGCCTTTGGCAAATGATCATCCTGATCGACCTGGGAAAAAGTTCGAGTGCTGTTTATGCGGTGAATTGTTTGAAGAAGTGTGCAAACCAATTGCTATACAGCCTCAATTCAAGATGCACGTCGGCGCGCCAAATAACAAGCCATGATCGTCTACTTGGTCCGCAATCGCCTGAATGGGAAGGGCTACGTGGGGGTGACGAAGTATACGCTTGAATGGCGATGGAAAGAACATTTGAGTGATGCCCGATGTGGCAGTAAGTTGGCGTTTCACTGTGCCATTCGTAAGTGGGGTGTTGACGCCTTTGAATTGTCGATCATTGAAACGTTGAGTGAGAGTGCATCACTTGTAGATCTTGACGTCGCCGAAAGACGGTGGGTTAAAGATCTCGACACTTTTGGTAAGAACGGTTATAACATGACACCTGGTGGTCGTGTTGGGGGTGGTTGGGTGAAGGGTTATGTTGTCAAACAATCAACAAGAGAGAAACTTTCCTTAAGTCGTCGTGGTAAGAAGAATTCACTTGAACAGAATGTTTTAATTACCACTGGGGTTCGCGCGTATTACGCTACACACGATGGTCCCAACAAGGATAAACCGTGGAGTGATGAGACACGATTGAAAAATATGGTCATCAGACACCCACGTAAAAAGCCCGTGTTTGGTTACAATGAAATTGGAGAGTGTGTGATTGCTTACTTGTCGATAGATGATGCTGTCGAAGCGACGGGATTGAGTTATCGTACATTGACAGGCAATCGAAAGAAGTACAAACTCAAGTACGTGGACGGGATTACTTACCGTCGTAGCAAGTTGACGATCGCTGAACTGAAAGAAGAAGGTAGACCCCATGGGCTGGCTCGACAATTCGACGAATAACTTGATTCTTGATGCTTGTCTCACTGACGTGGGCCGTCAATTCCTCGCTCGCAACGATGGCTCCTTCGCGGTGCACAAGTACGCGCTCGGCGATGACGAAGTCAACTACGGTATCATCACGAAATACGGCCGAACTGTGGGAGCCGAAAAGATCGAAAAGAACACCCCCATCTTCGAGGCGCTGACCAACCAAGCCATCGCCCAGAAGTATAGGTTGATCTCCGTCTCCAATCCCAACCTGCTGTACATGCCCCTATTGTCCCTGACGGGTGATGCCAACGTTGACGGCCTCAACGAGCTGGTGACGCTGGGCCTCAACACGCAGCAGACGGCGGCTGTCACCGTGCAGCAGACTATTCAGAATGAGACGACGATCGACGTGGAACTACGCGACCAGACGTTCCTGCTCGACGTGCCCAACCTCTTCGTGCAGATCCTGAAGAACACTCCTGAGAACATCGACGGCAACCAGCGGGCGACATATGTCCTGACCAGGTCGCCGGCGGAGAACTCCTACGGTGGTTCGTCAGTGCAATTCACGATGTCAGTCAAGAGCTTGACCAATGCGTTGTTTCAGGTCTACGGGACGACGGCCGACAAGACCTTGATCAAGGCGTTCATGAAGGTGACGGGTGTTCAGAGCGGCGCGGTTCAAGAGATAGGAATTGTCATCAATCAAAACCTCTAAGAGGTGTAGATCGTACCCTTAAGTGGTATGATCAGTTGTGTACGTCAAGACGATTGAAGAACTGTTCATTGATAAACGCTGGGGTCACCCTCGAGCCCGCCACATTGACGTGTATGCATGTGATGAGTGTGGCGCAGAGCACATGACATCTCACAGGGCAGCGCATGCTACTAGCGCTGCATTGACGTTCTGTTCGCGTGATTGCAGTAAGCGTTCGAGATCAAGTGGAAAGTTAGCGCAGAAGTGTGTGGATGTTAGGGTTGAGCGGTACGGCGTTGAATACTCGTCGCAAGTACCCGGTGCGACAGAAAAGATGATTGTGACGAGGGTTGAGAGAACTGGGGCACTTGCGCCGTCAGATCCTACATCATCATCGAATGTCAAGTTCAAGCAGACGATGATGGAGAGGCACGGTGCCGATCACCCGTCGAATGCCATTGGCGTCAAGGCGAAGAAGTTAGAGACGTACCGCGAGAGGTACGGTGTTGATAGCCCGTTCAGTGCGGGATCACCGTTCAGATTATCAAGTGAAGAATTGAGAGTTGCAGGTCAAAAAGGGTATCGATCTACAGCGAGACAAGAGAACGGATGGATTGTGTCAAAGCCTGAGCAAGCATTAGTTGAGTTTCTGCGAATGAGGTATGGTAACGTTGAACAACAAGCTCTCGTTGAACACGGGACACGTAAATGCTGGTTGATTGATGCGTACGTATGCAGCATTGACACATATGTGCAGCTTGATGGTGAGTTCTGGCATGGTCTCGATAAACCCTACGAAGATCTACACCCGACCAGTAAGAGGGCTTATGATGCCGACCGGGCGCAAGATGAATGGTTCAGAACACATGGACGCAGATTAGTTAGGATAACCGACAAGGAACTGATCATGTGCAATAAACTCAACGACTGGTCAACAGTTCTCCAACGATTGGAGGGGTAATCCCATCGCAACCTTCAAAGAAGTCCTCCCGTCAGACATCAAGGTGGCTCGTTCGTTTCTGAACCAGCTCATCGACGTCCTGCAACAGGACATCAGCGGGTCGGTGTCTCGCCGCAAGTACCAAGTCTTCGTCACTGGGGGCATCGGACCTGGTGTGACGAGCTCTCTCTTTCAAACCGTCTATGACTCGGACTTCACGCTCCAGACCGCCAACGCCATCTTCGACATGACGGTGGGCCTAGGCCCCGGCGGCACTACGGAGCTGACGAGCCAGACGGGCGTCGACGCCGCGGGCAAGGAACTATTCCCCAGCTCCAGCCTGATGGTACGCGAGAAGATGGACGTCTACCGCCAGTTCGCGCAGTCGCTATTAGGCAATGCAACGACCACTTTCACCTCGCCGCTCAACAGCAGCAATCCATCGGACAACATCGACGTGGCGCTGTTCATCGCCTTCAAGCGGTTGTTCGCACGTGACAGCATCAAGCGCGAGACGTTTGCGATGCGGTTCTTTCAGACGGCGTCGGCCGTCGGCCCATCGGGACAGAATGAGCCCCCGACTGCAGGCCCGGTCGGCGACGTCGGATGGATCACCAACCTCAACGTCAATTCGACCGTCGGCTCGGCGATTTACACCGACATCGGCGCCGCGACCAATAAGCTGTCGACGTTCGGGGGCCAGGTCGGCAACATTGTCGACAGCGCCAACACCACCCGTAACGTGGGCCTGATGTTCTATGATCGCGGCATCCTCGTCCTTGACATGGCCAAGGTGACCAGCGGCAGCCAGTTCGTGTCGGGCACCATCGACGCCATGGCAGCGCTGGGCAACCAGACGTTGGGTGCCAAGGGGACGGAGACCAAGTGGAAGTCAGCGTTCATCCCTGACTTCGTCGTCAGTGCGTCGATTGATAACATCATCGACCACGTCGCCGGTTGCAGGATGGGCTCAGGCAGCAACACCGCCATCACCTTCCAGAACATCACCAACATCAATTCGA